TTGTCGACGAGGACGACAACAAAACCGTGCTCACGACCGTCAGTTTCGAAGTCGCGCTTTCCCTGGCCAACGGTGCGACCAGCGACCTACGCAGCACCGCGGCTAAGGCCGTCGCCGCTATTGAGTGCTACCTTTCCGACCCGAAAAACATCACGGCCGGGGCGTACAAAATCAACAACCGCGAGCTCACGCGGTATTCGATTTCCGAACTCAAGACACTCCTCCGTTTTTGGAATCAACGGTTGCGAAGTGAAAATGTCCGATCGAACGGCCGCCAAGGGGTGATCGGTCGGCGAATCGAAGTGACTCTTTGACCATGGCTATCCGCGATCAACTCTCTCGGTTTTTTGGCCGGTCGAAGACCACGCCGCATCGTCACAATTTCCACATCGTTTCGTCGGTCGGCTCCGATTACATCAAGGAAACGCGGATGATCGCAGGCAACGTGCTCGGCGGAAACCTCGGCGTGACGATGGGTATGGACGCGGGAAATATCTCCAAAAAGGAATCCACCTGGCCAACCTGGCCAATGACCGCCGACCAGATCATCTGGCGTTTTTGGACAACGCTCGTCGCGCGTTCGCGCGAGTGCGCGAACAACAACGATCACGGCCGGCGTTACATGCATCTCGTGCGAGACAATGTTGTTGGCTCGGCCGGCGTCCGCCTCAAACCGCTGCCGCTCAAGCCGGACAACACCGTCGACCATGAGATCGCCGACTGCATCACGCGAGCCTGGGAAGAGTATTCGAAGGCGCCGGAGATCACAGGCCAGCATGACATGGTGACGAGAGATCGTCTGGCGATCACGTCCGGTGCGCAGGACGGGGAAATCCTCGCCAAGAAAGTTTACGGCAAGGACGCAGGGCCCTACGGCTTCGGGCTGCAGATGCTCGACCCGTTTCTCCTCGATCCGCATTACAACGAGGACAATTTGCCGGGCGGAAATTATATCCGAGCCGGCATCGAATATAATAAATCCGGCCGGCCGATCTCCTACCACCTCCGGCACACGCTCAACGAATACTGGGGCTATTCGACGACCGTCCAATACGACCCGGTCCCGGCGGACCAGATCATCCATTGCTTCATTCCCGAGCTCGTGGGCCAACGCCGAGGCATGCCGTGGATGCGCACGGCGCTTCAGCGCTTCTGGCATATCAAGGGCTTTGAAACGGCCAGCGTGATCAACGCTAGGGTCTCCGCGGCGAAGCTCGGATTCTTCCGTGACCCAGAGGCCGATCCAAACGATGAACCAACCGAGATGGATGCGGAGCCCGGCGTCTTCGAAGACATCGGCTCGCGCGAGTTCGTGAAAGTTGATTGGAACTGGCCGACCGGCGAGTTCGCTCCGTTCCTCGCGGCATGTCTTCGGCATGCATCGTCCGGATTGAACGTGGCGAACCACAGCCTGACCGGGGATTATTCAGGCCTGAGTTACGCGGTGATCCGCGCGGCTATGGACGGCGAACAAGAGGGCTGGAAGGCGCTGCAGGTTTGGTTCGCGATGGCCTTTAAGCGCAAAGAATTCATCGCTTGGTTGGAGTATGCTTTGCTCTCAGGCAAGATTCTCGACGTGAACGGCCGTCCGCTGCCCGCCGAAAATATCGACATTTACAAGCGCGTGAAGTGGATCGGTCGCCGCTGGGCCTACCTCGATCCACTCAAAGAAGTTTCGGCCAACATCCAGTCGATTATCCACCGCCTCAAGAGCCGGACGGAAGTCATCGAAGAAAATGACGGCGATGCATCGGAGACCTGGCAGCAGATCGCCGACGAGGAAGAGGAGCTTGAGGCGCTGGGCATCGATCTTCCAGTCCAGGGCGGTGGCCAGCAAACGCCCAACCTGCTCAATTCCGGTCCCGGCGCCAACGGCAACGATGATCCTGATACCGATCAGGATCCGGACGCCGCTCGCGTCAAGGAATTGGAGACGGACCTTTCACTTATGCGAAACGCGAACAGGATGAACGCCACTCTGATCGCGGAGCGCGAGATGGAAATTGCTCAGCTCAAGGCGTCCGTCGCCCGCCGAAACAAAAAGCCGCGTAAGACCTAACGCGGAAGGAACACCGGGGGGAGGAACGTGATGCGCGGCATAGACTCCCGCGAAATCACTTTTTTGATGCCCGATGCAAAGGCTCATAACCCTTTTCTTGCTCAGCGCAATTCTGGCGAACCTGCTCGGTTCCGCCGGTCCATGCGGATCGATTCGATCGACGAAGAAAAGCGGACGATCGACATTTCATTTTCATCCGACGTCGACCTGGAGCGCTGGCCCGGATACTTCGAAAAACTCGATCACTCGTCTGGCGCCTGCGATCTCACTCGCCTCAACAATAGCGCGTCATGCCTCTGGAATCATGACTGGGACGAGCTGTGCGGCGTCATTGAGCGCGCATGGATCGACGGAGGTAAGGGCCGCTGCACCGTCCGCTTCGGCAACTCTGATCGCGCCAAGCAGGTTTGGCCCGATGTCAAAGACAAGATCATCCGAAACGTCAGCGTCGGCTATGAGGTTATGGCCGAGGAGCTGTCGCTCAACGACGAAACCGGATGCCACTACACCGTCACCCGTTGGGCCCCCTATGAAGTCTCTTTTGTGACCGTTCCCGCCGACATCTCTGTCGGCGCGGGTCGCTTAAATCTCCGCAACGCAAGTCTCTCCGCAACCGACAACACTCGCAAAACTATGCCACCCGCCATTGAGGCCGCTCCGGCCGCTCCTTCCACCGCTCCCGCTGCCCCGGCCGTGGTGGTCACTGAAACTCGCAGCGACCAATTCAAGGATGCAAAGCGCATCATTGACATCGGCGCCCGCTTCAACGCCAAGGAAGAGGCCGCGCAGGCCATCGCCGACGGCATCACGGTTTCCGAATTCCAAGAGCGCTTGCTTGAGCGCACAAAAAAGGCGGTTGCCAGCCGTACCGATACGCCGCTCGGGCTCAGCCCCAAGGAAATCAAACGCTTCTCCATTGCCCGCGCGATCGCGTGGCAGATCGCCGCCAAAGAAGGCCTGTCCGAGGAAAAGCGCCTGGCGGAAGAGGCCTCTTATGAGCGCGAGGTCATTCTCGCGGCGAACGATATTCGCACCAAGCAGGGACGCGCTCCCAAGGGGATGTATATCCCGAGCGAAGTGCTGCATCAGGGCCGCGTTCAGCTGACCGACGAGCAAGCCCGCGAACTCGACGCCAAGACGCGCGCCGTGGTTTCCGTCAGCTCCTCAATCGGCGATTCCAATGTCGGCGCGACCCAACAGCCGCTGCTCGACACCGCGTCCTTCGCCGAACTTCTCCGCCCGGAGTGCCTGCTGATGAACTTCTGCACGGTAGTCCAGGGCCTGACCGGTGAATACCAGATTCCGAAGCACGTCAGCGGTGCGGTCGGCGGCTGGGTTTCGGAAGACGGCACGGCTCCCGGTACCGATGCGATCTTCACTCAGCTCAAGTCCGACCCGCATACGGCCGGCGGCGTTGCTGAGATCACCCGCCGGGCGATCCTCACTTCCGCTCTCGACATGGAGAGCATCATCCGCACCGACCTGGCGCGCGGCGTCGGTCAGACGATCGACCTCGCGGGCTATTACGGGACAGGTGCGAACGGTCAGCCCACCGGTCTCACCCTGACCGATGGAATCAAGATCGTTCAGTTCGCCGGCGCCCTGAGTGGTACCGACCACCTCTCCCCGGAATTCACCGAAGCCGTCGCGATGGAAACGGTCATCGGCCAGGGCAACTTCAAAATCAGCCCGGCGAACGGCGCCTACCTGTTCAACGCCTACGGCCGCGGCTGGGCCAAGACCCGCCAGAAATTCCCCGGCACGCCCACCGGCATGACCCTTTGGGAACCCGGCGAGACGGTCAACGGCTACAAGACCGGCATCTCGAACCAAATCCAAAACGGCCATTGGTTCTTCGGTGACTGGAAGCAGCTGTTCATGTGCCTGTGGTCCGGCCTCGACCTCTTGGTCGATCCGTTCACCCGCTCGGACAAGGGCCGTGTCCGGATCGTCGCCCTGCAGGACATCGACTACCTGAACCGGCGTCCCGAGGCGTTCTCCTTCGGCTACCACTACTGAGCCGACCAACCGCAACCTGAAATTTTACAAAAATGAGCCAACAAATCACAGTCGTCCGGCCGCTTCTGATCGGCGGCGTTCTCCAGGCGGTCGGCGCGACGCCGACCGTCTCCGACCAGGAGGCTGCCGATCTCGTGTGGCGTGGTGATGCCACCTACACGAACGGCGCCCCCGCTCCCATCGTCCCCATCGACGACGATATCCATATCCTGGCCGCGCAGATCAACGATGCCACGACCGCCGGTCTCGCGTTGCTTAAGGCCGCCAATGTCGCCGCACAGCTCGCGGCGCTCGGCGCCGGTGCGCAAGGCATATCGGTTCTTCAAGCCGCGACGTTCGATGCGCTACTCACGGCACTCGGCGCGTCGCTCGGGGCCGCCGACAGCGGCGGGACCGGTTTCAAGGTGATCCGCGTGCCAAATGCAACGACCTGAGTCACCCTGAAATGACCTTCGAAGCCGCCCTGTCAAACCGGGGCGGCTTTTTGCATGAATATCAACTTCTCGCTCGGCGATTCTAAGACCGGCGCACCATTCAAGGTTCGCCGAACATCAAAAAAAGCCGAGCGAGAAGATTTATCCTCACTGCTCTCCAATTTCTTCCGCCGACTCGGCTGGAAGCCAAAAGGAACGGATAATTATATGAAAGAAGTCAGAATGTTAGTTCCGGCCATTGCCGGAGGAAAACCGCGACAAAAAGGCGATAAGCTGACGCTTACCGACCTGAAGGCCGCTGAGCTCGTCTCAATGAAGATCGTCGAAATCGTTGGCGAAATTCCAAACCCAAAGGTTCAGCCGTGGGAAAAGCCGCGGCCCAAAGCCAAGCCGGCGGCCGCATGAGCCATGTTCGATGAAGACCTCAGCACCTTCTTCAACGAGGAGGAGTTTGCGTCGCACGCGACGTTTTACCTGCCTGACGGGTCGACGCTCGGATTTTCCGTCATATTTGACGACGCCTTTTTAAACCCGCAGACGGGCCTTGTAAATCTGGACACGACAGAGCCGCAGGCTACCTGTCCTCAGTCATCCGTCGACCAGCTTGTATCGGCGCTCGCCGCTTTCAATGGCGGAACTCCGACACTCGAGGCTCAGTCGATACCGTTACGCGGACTTCCTTGCAGTATCGACGTGGCTCCCGGGAAAAAATATGGAATCCTTCAAATTCGGCCCGAGGGCACCGGTACGGCCTCGATCATTTTGTCCAACGAGCCGAATATCCAGCCGCCTGTTCCAGTTCCATCTCAGCAGCCAGAATACTTGTCCGAGGTCACCGGCCTGACTGGTGGCGGACCAACAAATCTTGACGGCGTACCAACAGCCGGCCTCTCGTCGCCGCGGCTCTATCAGATTTTGATTTCTGACGCAGGCCTTCAGACGTTCAAGCTCCGGGCAAAAACCTCGGGTGATGTGGTCGACGGAGTGACGATCATCAAGCCCACGGACTTCAATCCTTCGACCAATAACGTCGTACTGGTGGAGATAAAATGACCTACGTCCAAGGCATACCATCGATCGATGCCATCGTAAAGCGAATGGCCGCGCAGCCCGCGCAAATCGAGAAGGCGCTGAAACGAGCGATCGCCGCTACAACCCGGTGGGGCTCGAACGAAGCACGCTCAGGAATAGCCAAGGCGATCAGGATCCGTATCACTGCGCTCAAAGGCCGTGTTCGCGTCTATATCCGCCTTTCCGAGAACGTGGGCAAGGGCTGGTTCGGTCTGACCGATCTGCCATCAGCCCGACTGAATCCGATTCAGACGGCGACCGGCGCCCGGATGGACGGCATGGCCGAAGTGCCTCATGCCTTTGTCCAGCGGATGAAGAACGGCCGTCGGCTCATGATGATTCGCGAGACCAAAGCGCGCTTCCCGATTCAGCAAGTGAAGCTTCCGATAAAAGAAGCAGGTATGGAGGTTTTGGAGACACGGGTATTTCCCCGGATTGAGGCCAAGCTGAACGAAGAATTCGAAAAAGAATTGAACCGGGAGCTGTCCAAATGAACGCGCCGACCAACCCGCAAACCGACCTGGTTAAACTGCATTCCGGAATTTTGGCGGACCTCGCCCCACTCTTCCCAAAATCAAAGTGGACGGTCGAGCATTACATGAGAATAGTTGAGCGCGTGCCGGTCCCGGCAATCAGCATCGAACTCACGACGATGGAGCCGGCGGCCCCGACCGCTGACATTGGCACCAATCAATTTGACTCGACGCTGAGATTTGAGGCCTACGTCTTCACCGATTACAAGCAGCCGGACTATCGCATTTTGAGCCGGCTATATGCCGGTCAGCTGATGGCCTTTTTGGTCGGACACCAATGGTCAGGTACGGCCAACGGCCCATGCCGTGTCCTTGGGGCTTTCGCTGACAGGTTCAGTCCTGACGGCCAGGCTGATCAATATGACTGCATGCGCGTCGAGTGGGAACAGGATTGTTTGATCGGCCTGGACAATTGGGCTGGAGGCGCCGTACCGAGTGAGGTCTTCCTCGGAATCGCTCCCAAGATCGGGTCGGCGAACTTATCGTCTTACGAGCAGGTAGCACCGTGAACTTCTCACAGAGAATTCGCGAACTTGAGCGGAAGATGGCCAATTTAATTCGGGTCGGGACCATTGAATCGTTGGACGAGACGAATGCCAGGGTTCAGGTTCGCTTCGGAAACATCGTCACTGCATGGATTCCCTGGCTGACGCAGCGCGCGGGACCTGATGCGAATTGGTGGGCTCCGGAGATCGGCGAACAGGTATTGGTCATGTCGCCATCCGGCGATTTCAACTTAGGCGTCGCTCTTCCTGCGATCTATCAGACGGCCTATCCAGCGCCGGCCGCAACCAAGGACAAGCAGGTAGTCAAATGGTCAGACGGTAGCAGCCTGACCTACGATCGCGCCGCACATAAGTGGTCGCTCGTCGTACCGAACGCCGCGGCGGAGGTTGATGTAACGACCGGCGGCAAAATAAATCTCGTGGCGACAGGCAAGGTCACGATCTCCGGTTCGGAGATCGATCTCAATGGCCCGGTTGTCGCCTCCTCCTCGATTACGGCATCGGGCGACGTTATCGGCCAGGGCACGTCCCTCCATAATCACGTCAACACCGGTGTGACGGCCGGCGGCTCCAATTCAGGTCCTCCGGCCTGACCTAACGCGGAAGGAACACCGGGGGGAGGACGAGAGAAACGGTTTTATTCTCCGGTCTTCACCACAAGGCCTTTTACGGAATGAGCACCACTGATTTTTTCCACGGCGTCCAGGTAGTTGAGATCACGAATGGTCCGCGCTCCATTCGGACGCTTGCCAGTTCAACCATCGGCCTCGTGGGTACTGCGCCGAACGCGCAGATCGCCGCCGCGGCCTCGCTGATCATCGGCACGACCGGCGCGCACAACGCACTCCAGTTCACGGCAAACCAGGCGGGGGCGGCCGGAAACAACATCAGCCTGCAGATTCGCGTCCCTTCCGGCGCCAACGCCCCCTTCAGCATCAGCGTAAACGGGAACGCGATCACCGTATTTCTGGCCACCGGGGCGACCGCCGGCGTCGCGACAACCACGGCCACGGCACTGATCGCCGCCCTGGCGGCGAACGCTCAAGCGAACGCTCTGATCACCGCCGCGGATTACAACGGCTCGACCGGCGCCGGAGTCGTCCCGGCCACCGTTCAAACTTTCCTTTCGGGCGGAATCGACGCGATTGCGCCGATCAACGTCCCCACCCTCATCACGTCCGGCGCGCAGATCGGCCTTTTCGGCACGACCGGGACTCTCCCGGCGATGCTCAAGGCGATTTACGATAATGCCGAGGCTTCAGTCGTCGTCGTGCGCGTGACGCCCGGCTCGGACGATGCTGGAACGCAAGCCGCGATCATCGGCGGCGATGACGGAAACGGCAACTACACCGGTCTCAAGGCGCTGCTTGGCGCCGAACACGCCACCGGCCTCATCCCGCGCATCATTGTCGCGGCGTTCTCCAACGTACTGGCTGTCGCTCAGGAAATGCTGGTTGAAGCGACCAAGCTCAAGGCCATCGCCATCATCTCCGGCCCCAACACCACGGATTCCGATGCCGTGACCTACGCCAATAATTTCGGCGATGCCCGCCTCTACATGGTGGACCCGCAGGTTCAGGTTTATGACGACAACCTGCAGGAAGTCGTCTCGGCTCCGGCTGACGCTTACGTCGCTGGCGTGATCGTGGCGAACGATGCGGAAAACGGTTTCTGGTGGAGCCCGTCAAACCGCGAAATCCTCAACATCGTGGGCACCGCGCGCCCCGTCGATTTCTCGTTCAACGACCCGAACTGCCGCGCGAACTACCTCAACTCGTTCAACATCGCGACGATCATCCGGCAAAACGGCTTCCGCCTCTGGGGCAACCGCACGCTGTCGCTCGATCCGGCCTTCGCCTTCCTCTCCGTTCGGCGCACCGCTGACCTGATCGAGGACAGTGTCCAGCGCGCGCACCTCTGGGCAGTCGATCGCAACATCAGCAAGGCCTACTTCCAAGAGGTCACGGCGAGCGTGCAGGGCTACCTGGACAGCCTCAAGGCGCTGGGTGCTATACTCGACGGCTCGATCATCGCCGATCCTGACCTGAATACGCCGGCCAACCTGGCGGCGGGCAAGGTCTACTTCGACATCAGC